TACAAGGAGCAGACCGACGTCGAAATCGAGCAGAACGGACAGCAGACATCGTCGCGGCACGGCGATGGATATTCGACTCAGAAGTCAGGCAGCGACAGCACCACGCATTGGGAGCAAGACAAGAAAAAGTCGGCGCAGTGTACCGGCGATCATGTCCACATCCGGTACCAGGACCATCGTATCTTCAATGACATCGATGGAAACTGGTCGACGAGCCCGATCAACGTCAAGCTGGATCCGTACTGCAAGGAAGGCTGAGTGTCGTGCGGTGGTGGCTGCAGACGAGCCCACCCTATTTGATGGGCGTCGACAACGCGACGGTCAAAGGGATGGATTTCTCCGACCTCCTGGCCGTCGAACCAGACCTGTGGATGCTGTATTGGACCGACGGAAAGGGCGAGATCGAGCGCATCGCGCTGGACGACAGCAACAACGCGTCGAACCTGAACGGCCTGCGAGAAGATTTCTACGACGTCACGCCGTACGTGGCGCTGTTCCAACAGTTTCTCACGCTCATTACAGCGAAGGACCTTCTTCTCGACCAGGCGAAGAAGGTTCAGATCGACCTGATCAACCAGCTCTTCGAGTCGAAGCGCCAACTGCCATTCCACTATCCGGTCGCGGCGGGGGATTACTGGTGGAATGCGACGGACAGTTCCTTGTTTTCGTCGACGGCAGGCGGGCTTCAGAACGCCGTCGCCAAGCTCAACGAGATCATCGCAGCCATCAATTGGCTGGTGCCGACCATCAATGGCTTGGACGCCTCGATTTGCAGCCAGGTCAACGCGAACGTGGCCGACCGCGGCAATGGCCTGATTTCTCAGCTTCAGACGATGGAGACCGAGATCGACGGCAGCATCGTCGGCCCGACCAACGCCGCGCTCGACTATCAGAATTACTGGTGGATCGAAGGATCGGGAAACACGATCAACAGCCAGCTGCAGACCGGTGGCATCCCGGATCCCCCGAACCCGTCGATTTATGTGGCCATGCCGGGGTTGACCGGAGACCTCCCGGCGACGACCCAACGCCTGGCCAATCTGGTGACCGTCCTCAACTCGACCTTCATTCACATCGACCTAGGCGCCGGCATGTCTTGGACGCCGATCGGGAACGTCTCGCCGGCGAATGCTCAGTGGATACCTATCGGGTCGACGACGCCGGTCACCGTGACGCCGGACGAGCAGGCCGCAATCCTGTCCGGCATTGCGGAACGCACCAATGCGCTGTTCATCATCAAGAACCAGAAAATCGGTGAAGTGAACGCGCTCACGACGATCGATGATGTCATCGCCTACGACGTCCTCGCGAGCTGGCCGGATATTCCCGTGCCGCCGGGCTACAAGCTGGAGGCGCCGACGTCGGCGACATCGAGTGTGTCGATCATCGGAACGCCGCCCGCGCCGGCGGGGGGAATACCGGAAGCACCGAGCGATGACGTCACGTATGGCCGCAGGAACATGGTCTGGAATCCGGCGCTCGCCCTATCCGGCGACGTCCTCGACGGTGGAAATTTTTGATGGCTGACACCATTCGCATCAAGCGCCGCACGAGTGGCTCACCGGGGGCGCCGGCGGGTTTGGCGAATGCCGAGCTGGCGTATAACGAGGTCGATCATACGCTCTACTACGGCGAGGGCACCGGCGGCGCTGGCGGCACCGCCACGACGGTCGTCCCGATAGGAGGTCCCGGACAGCTATCGAGCGCCGTTCCGGCAATGAACGGCACTGGCGCGGCGGGCACATCCACGCTCCACGCCCGCGGGGACCACGTCCACCCGACCGACACGACGCGCGCGCCGCTCGCCAGTCCGGCGCTGACCGGCACGCCGACGGCGCCGACCAACCCGGCGCCGTCCGACGCCAGCACCCAGATCGCGACCACCGCCTTCGTCCATTCGGCGATCAGCGCGGTATCGTCCGGCGTCACCAACATCACGGTGCAGGACGGCCTGTCCGGCGGCGGCTCCGGGTCCGTCACCATCGGCGTCGCGCAGATTGCGGTCGCGAAGGGCGGCACTGGCGCGTCGACGTTGACCGGCTACGTCAAGGGTGCCGGCACATCCGCGCTGACGGCATCGCCGACAATCCCTAACACCGACATCGCCGGCCTCGGAACGATGTCGACGCAGAATGCGGGCGCGGTGGCGATTACCGGCGGGACGATCGATGGCATTACTTTGGATGGGGGTGTTTTTTGACTGACGTCCTCCGCATCAAGCGCCGCGCGCTCGGCGGCGCAGCCGGCGCCCCGGCGTCGCTCGCCGTCGGCGAGCTGGCCTACAACGAGCAGGACAGCGGGCTCTACATCGGCCGCAGCAACGGCACTGTCGTACAGGTGAACAGCGCCAGCACCGGCAACGTCAGTAATTCGGGAACGCCGGCTAACGGCCAATGGGCGCAGTGGACCGACGCGACGCACATCACGGGCGTCGCCACCGCCTCGGCGCCGTTCGTCCAGAAGGCCGGCGACGTCATGACTGGTGCTTTATGGGTCAGCTCGTCCTGGCCGGTTTACTACATCAACAAAGCTAACTCTGGAGAAGCCGCGAGAATCATTTCTATGATGTCGTCGTCAGCCAGGTGGGTGGTCAGTCTTGGAAATGCGGATGCCGAGACGGGCAGTAACGCCGGCTCTAATTTTGAAATCATCAGTTATGGAGATAGTGGTTCGGCTCTGAACACCAACCTGAACATCAATCGCGCGACCGGAACAACGACGATCAACGGTGTCAATTCCGATCCGCTGTACATCCAGTCCGGCGGTCATGCGCGGGCCATCATGGTCCCCAACAACGCCGGATCGAACAAGTGGAGCATGGGAGCTTTATCGAACGGCACTTTCAGCATCGCCGACGAGACGGCCGGCGTCGCGCGAATGGTGATCGATGGCTCTGGATATACTACACTCAGCAACGGCGTCACCATCAACAATTGGGGTATTCGCTATATAAACCTGGCCACCAACTGGATCGCGTTCTCGTGGGGTTATCCTGTTCCCGGACTACTCGGATGCTACATCGATGGTGGGAGCACCAGCTACGCTCTCGCGAATGGAAGCGACGAGCGACTCAAGCAGGACATCGCGCCGAGCACCCTCGATTATCTTGCGACGATTGCGCAACTGGAAGTGTGCGAATTTCGCTGGAAGGAGCACACCGAGCCGGGCAAACCCAAAGCCGTACCCAAGGCTGAAGACACGCTGGTGCGTGCCGGCTTGATCGCGCAGAAAACTTTCGAGGTCGCGTGGTGGCTCGCGCGCAAGCCGGCGCCGGAGAAGGAAGCCGGCAAGATCAACATCTGGGACATCGATCAGAACAACCTCATCGCGACCCTCGTCGGGGCGGTCCAGCAGCTCACCGCGAGAGTCGAGGATCTCGAGGCAAAGTTGGCGGATTGACATGCCCGACGTTCGTCTCGTTCAGTCGTCAGTATTCCCAAATCATCCGGCGTACGCGGTGGAGTGCGACTGGTCGCTGCTCGACGACGGGACGCTCGACGACACTCAGGCTCTTGCAACCGCGATGATCGTCGCGCTCGGTACCGATGCTCTCGCCGGCCCGGACGACGTGCTTCCCTACCCCGACTCGTCGGACCGAGGTGGCTGGTGGGGCAATCTCGACGCCGCCGAGATCTGGGACGCCTGGGACATCGGGTCGAAGCTGTGGCTGCTTAAGCGCGCGAAGATCACGCCGTCGCAGGCCCTCGAGGGGGCAACTGTCGAGCGCGTCCGCCAGTACATCATGGATGCGGTCCAGCCCTTTATCGATCGACGGATCGGGTCGAAGATGGAAGTCTTTGCGGAGCGCGTCCGGCGCGATCAGATCAACGCCCTCGTTCGCCTCTACCGCGGACCGAGCCTGGAGATCGAGCTGCGCTACCAGGTGCTCTGGAGCGAAATCATCGCGCAAGAACCGCTCGCCGAGTATTACACCGGGGGACCGCCCTATGGATGACCAAAGATGCCGTGGTCGACGCCGACTCTGAAGACGGTTCGATCGCTGGTCCGTGACGCCATCCGCGGGAACCTCCCCGGTGCGGACGCGTCGGTGCCGAACAGCGTTCTGCGGGTGATGTCGGACGCGATGGGCGCGCTCTGTCATCTGACGCTGCAATATATCGACTGGCTGGCGCTGCAGCTCATCCCCGATACCGCCGAGACGATATGGCTCGACCGCCATGCCGATATCTGGCTCGTCAATTCAGACGGGACGACCGGGCGAAAACTCGCAACCCTCGCATCGGGCACCGCGACCTTTACAGGCAATCTCGGTGGCGAAGTGGTTCCCACCGGGACCCAGCTCAACGCTCGTGACGTCTTCTATGAGACGACCGCCGACGTGACCTGCTCGCTGTCCCAGGCACCGACGCCGGGCCCGATCCGGGCGCTCGATCCAGGAAGCGCCGGCAACCAGCCGGCGGGGACGGCGCTGTCCGTCGCGACCACTGTCGTGGGGGTCGTATCCTCGGCGACAGTCGTTTCGCTCGATGGCGGGACCGATGAGGAGAACGACGACGACTTGCGTGTCCGCGTCCTCCAGCGCATCCGCCAGCCACCGATGGGTGGCGCCGAGCACGACTATGTCCGCTGGGCGCTCGCGGTTCCCGGGTGCACGCGCGCGTGGTGCTCGCCCTTGGAGATGGGCATCGGCACGGTGACTGTGCGGGTGCTGTTCGACGACTTGCGGGCCGACGACGACGGCTGGCCCCAGCAGGTCGACCTGTTCGCGGTCGAGAATTACATCGACACGGTAAGGCCGGTCGCCGTGAAGGATTTCTGGGTGCTGGCACCGATCAAGCAGCGCATCGATGTCTTCCTCCGCAACCTCGTGCCCGATAACACGGAAACCCGCGCCGAAATCGAGTCGAGCATCCAGGCCATGCTGCAGGCGAGAGCGTCACCAGGGCAGACGATCTTCGCGGCATGGAAGGCGGAAGCCATCATGAGCACCAGCACCGTCGTCTCGTTCGATCTCATCAACTGGAGCGACGACATCATGCAATCGCCCGGTCACATGGCCGTTTTCGGCGACATCAGCTACAGCTCCTAATGGGAAGCTACACCTTCAAGCCCGGCGAGGATCAGCATATCCGGCGTGCGGGCAGCGACTATGCGCATCAGCTCCTCGCCCTGCTGCCGCGCGGCCAGGCATGGCCTAAGGAGCCGGTGTCGACCCTGTGGCGAGCCTGCCATGGTCTCGCTGAATACTGGGGCTTCGTCGACGGTCGCGCCGCCGATCTTCTCGAGCGCGAGTCCGATCCGCGCAAGACGATAGAGCTCCTGCCCGATTGGGAACGGGCGTGGGGCCTTCCGGACCCGTGCTTCCCGTCGGCGACGACCATCGGCGAGCGCCAGCGCATGCTCGTGATGATCATGACCTGGATGGGAGGCCAGTCGCGCGAGTACTTCAAGCGCGTCGCCGAGTGGGTCGGCTACACCATCGAGATCAAAGAGTTCGCACCGTTCATGTGCGGGATCTCCCAGGTCGGCGACACCCGCGCACCACCACCATCGTCGCCGATCGAGGATCAGAACTTCCGTTGGTACATCGGGCCGGCCGAACAGCGTTTCTACTGGGAGGTCAGCGTCGGTCAGGTCGGCTTGATCTGGTTTCGCGCGGCATCGGGACAGGCCGGCGTCGATCCTCACTTGAAATTCAGCATCCCGACCGAGTTGATCTGCCTGCTCGAGCGCTGGAAGCCGGCGCACACGTCGATCGTGCCCGACTTCAGCAAGTTGGCTTTCGGTGGCCCGATGCAGGGAACGCCGTGATGGAGAAGACAGTATGAAATACGTCCAGCCCTACGGCATCTCCGATCCGGATGCGGGATACATCAATGGCGATCCCTCCATCGCGCGTCAGGGTTCGATCCCGCCGGCCGAAGCGTTCGAGCACCCGATGCGGGAGCTGGTCGCGGTCATCGAGAACAGCCAGATCGCTCCGTCCGAGTTGGATTTAGAGCAAGTCTCGAAGGGCATACGCTCGCAGCGGATGAACTACTGCGAGGACACCGGCTCGATCGATACGCTGTCCGTCGCTCTCGATCCGCCGATCACGAGCTACAGCATCGGCTTGCCGCTCCGCGTCAAGGTCAAGAACACCAATGACGGACCCACGACCATCGATGCGGGGGGCGGGCGCGTCCCGATCCGCAAGCCGAACGGCTCTGAATTAGCGGCGGGCGATCTTCCTGCCTTCGGTCTCGCTGAACTGGTGTTCGACGGCACCGTGTTCCAGATGATCAACTTCGGCGGTGCCGGCGGCGGTCCTGGCAGCGTGTTTCTCTACAATATCCCGTACTGCGTCGATTCGTCGGCGACACCGAACCAGGTCATCGCCAACTTCTCTCCGCCGATAACGTCACTCAGCGCCGGCACGATCTTCATGGTGAAGATCTCGAACACCAACACCACGTTTTCGACCATCAACGTCAACGGTCTCGGCCTTCACTCGATCTCCGCACAGGGCGGCACGCCGAATTGGCCGTTTCTTCCCGGCGACATGCAAGCGGGCGATGTGGTCATTTTCACTTACGATGGCACACAGTTCTGGATCACCGCCAATACCAACATCTCTCAAAGCGTCCTGCTGACCGTCACGACCACGACGCAGATCAACAACCTGTTCACCGCGCTCGGCCGCAAGCGCATCCAGACCAACGGTCACCTCTATATCCAGCTGGCGTCGGGGGTCTATTCGCCGTTCACGACCTATCATGCCGATGCCGGACACATCACCGTCCTGGGGACGATGCTCGCGGCAATCCCGACTCCTGCCGACTTCGCCAAGACTGGAAACTCGGCGGCCGCGCGCGCTGCTGATTCAGCGAACAACATCGCGATGCTTCGGACGCGGTACGGGACGGAGGTCAGGTTCGACAATACGTTGAATCCGCCGGCGGGTATTATTCATAGCGGTCCAGGGATGATCGCAATCGACAGCATTCTCATCACCGGCACCAACGTGAGCGGCGGCGCGGCGGCGCCGTATATCTTTTCCGTCGGAACGTTCCAGGGCGCCGCGATGCAGTGCTACAATTGCAGCGTTTGGGGAAGCGGCGGCTTCGGGTACTCCACCGCCGGCGAAATGGTGA